CACGATTATAAAACTCTAGTGTTTGATACCACAGACTGGGCTGAGAAATTAGTTCAACAAAAGGTATGTCAGAATCATTCAATTAAAGGTATCGAAGCTTTAGGTTTCGGCAAAGGTTACACAGAGGCTGCAGAACTTTATCGCAGACTCTTACAAATGTTTGATGCGCTACAAAAGAAAAAGATGCACGTTGTGTTGCTTTCTCATGTGGCCATTAGAACTTTCAACGATCCAGAGCGTGAGCCCTATGATCGTTGGGAAATGAATCTACACAAGAAGGTATCTTCAATGATACGTGAATGGGTAGACTTCAACTTGTTTGCAAACTATGAGGTATCAACTCGTACAAGTGGACAAGGGTTTAAGGAAGCAACTCGCGCTGTGTCTTATGGCAAGCGTAAGTTGTTCCATAAATACGCTGCAGCTTTTGATGCTAAATCAAGGGTCGACCTGGGCAATGCTCCGTTAGACCTTAGTTGGGATGCATTCATGACTGCTTTCAAAGAATCTTTAAAATCTAAAATAGGAGAAAAATAATGTCTGATTTTGAAATTAACTTAACCGATGTGGTGGAACTAGACAGTAGCTCGATAGGCCCTATGCCTGCCGGGGACTACGAAATGGTAGCTGACACATGGGAAGCAAAGAATAGTAAAGTTACAGGTCACAAGATGATCAATGTGACTTTTGAAGTAATTGGCCCTAAGTTTGCTGGCAGAAAAGTTTGGGAAAACTTTATGTTAGAAGGCAACGGCCTCAATGTCTCTAAAGGAAAACTGCGTAACTGGAGAGGTGCCATGGGCATGGATCCTGATGTGCAGAATTTTGGTTTAGAGGATCTTGAAAGCATGATGAAAGTCCCTTTTAATGCCACACTTCGTATAGAAGAAGGCAGAGATAAGGGTGACGGAACGAAGTGGGAGGATAAAAATGTGATTGCTAAGTTCATTGCAGGGACAGCAATCGCAAAACTTTCCTCTCCTTCCCCGGCAGCTGCACCAGCACCTGCTTCATCAAGCGATGATGGGTTCGACTGGGACAAATAAATGAGTTTCATTGACGATCTACACGACCAGGTTAATAACCTGCAAGAGAATGGAGAGAGTGGGGATGTCAATGGATTGATCGTGCGAGTGGCAGAGGCAATGGTTAATATGGGCCACGCTGAAGCTACTCCACGCCTTGTAAGAGATAACGTTATACATTACCTTCGTCAACAAAAAGACTGGGATAATTATAACCCAATTGATTACATAACATAACAGGCAAAAGGTTTATTCATACCTAACTTAACAACCTTGAAGTGCGGTTGATTGCCGAAAGCACTTCACTTTTTTTGGAGAAAAAAAATGTCAATAAATACAAGAGAGGCTCGCGCCTTAGTGTCGGTGGTGGAGTCCTTGCTGGATTCTTTAGATAAAACATTTGATAGTTTGCCGTCTGAGATAGATCAGAAAGTAAAAGATGCTAAACTAACATTACTAAACGTGGACACAACAGATGAAAGAAAAAACAAATTCATTAGAATCTTTAGATAAAAGAACTTGCGACACAGTAATGCAAGATCTTTCTATGTGCATCGATGATTGGGACAAACAGAAATTAGATACTGAAGCAGCGGTCTTAACCCTGCTAAAGTTCACCATAGATATGGCCTTCAAGTTTACAGATTCCAACTACGATGCAATGGAATTAATATCGAAGGTGGTCAATGACAACCTTGAGATTGAACCCTATGACATGAAAGATTTAGAACTTTTTTTCATGGGTCCCGGTATAGCTGAAAAAAAAATTATCCATTGAAACTTCGATACTACCAAAGAGATGCAATAGACTCCTTGCATCATTGGTTTAAAACAAAACCAACAAGTGACCATGCATTAATTGCATTACCTACTGCTGCCGGAAAAACCATTATCTTTTCTCATTTTATTAAAGAAGTTTTAGCCAAAGAACCTGAGGCCAGGTTTATTGTAATGGCTCATAGAAAAGAACTTGTATCCCAAGCTGAAAGCAAACTAAAGATGGTTTGGCCCGATGCCCCGGTGGGCGTATTAGCTGCTGGCATGAAACGCTTTCAACACAACGCTCAGATCCTTGTCGCTAGTCGCGATACCTTGGCGTCTCCCAAGAGATTAGAAAAGGTTGGTAAGTTTGACTACATGATCATTGATGAAGCACACAACGTGCCACCCACATCACACACCAGGTATCAAAAGATTATTACTGAGCTATCTGCTCGTGGCGATATGAAGGTTATGGGTTGTACTGCCACACCTTATCGCATGGGTCAAGGATATATTTATGGCAATCGCAAAGATCATTTCTTTAAAGATATTGCTTATTCTGTATCTATTCCTGAGTTAATTAGAGAAGGTTATCTGTGTAGGCTGTCGGCTTATGCTGTGAATGATAAGGCCATCATTGATGCAAGCTCGGTCAGTGTTAAGTTTAAGAATGGAGACTTCCGGGAAAAAGAATTAGAGCAAGTAGCCATGGTTGATGAAACCATAATAGAAGTTGTAAGTGATTGGATTGATAACGCTTACACCAAAGGCAGAACTGCCACAGTATTCTTTTGTGTATCAGTGCTTCATGCCCAGAAGATGACTCAGTATCTAATACAGTATGGCATTAAAGCTGCTGTGGTGACTGGTGAGACGCCCAATTCAGAAAGAGATAAGATACTTGCAGACTTTGAGTCTGGCAAGATTCACGCCCTATGTAATGTTGGCGTCCTAACTGAAGGCTGGGACGCTCCGAGAACGGATTGTATAGCATTACTTAGGCCAACACAAAGCATTGGTTTGTATGTCCAAATGTGTGGTCGAGGCATGAGAATCCATGGAGATAAAGACAATTGCCTGCTGTTAGATTACGGTGAAAATGTTGCACGCCATGGATGTTTAGATGAGGTAACTCCTGAAGAAAATGTAATGGGGAGATACCATCCTAAAATTTGTGCTTCTTGCAATGCTATTAACTCACCCTCTGCCAAAGAATGTATTGAGTGTGGTGAGGCGTTTGAATCTAGCCAAAGCAAAACTTTGTGGACCAAAAAAGAACGAGAGGTAGCTAGAAGAACTAAGGCAGAGAAGCAAGCTGTCTTATCGGATGAGAAAGCTAAGTCTAAACCTGTGATGAAACCCATCACAGATATTTATGCATCTGTGGTTAAATCTAAAAACGGCAGTGAGTATTGCCAGGTTGTCTTTACCATTAAAGACGAATTCTTTACTCGCAAGATGCCGTTAATGTTTGGGCATCCAACTGCACACAACATGGCTGTGCGTAAGTGGAACAAAATCACTACAGCATGGGGCTCGCCAAAGCAACCCTGGATGGCAGCAGAGCTGATAAACAACGGAGCCTTTGATACAATATCTGAAATTGCTTTACAAAAACAAGGCAAGTATGAGAACGTTGTTGGCATTAAAACCAAACAAAACGAGGAGATAGTTCTATGACGAATATACACGAGTTATTGGATGAGGTTGAGTTACAGGAAAAGCAACACCAGAGATTCTATTTAGGGATCAGTGGCATTGGTAATCCTAACCAGCGTTTAGTTTGGATGCGTTATCGCTGGCTTATGCCAAACGATTTCGAGCCTAGAGTTCTGCGCTTGTTAGACCTTGGCAATGTGGTAGAAGATTACTTGATCAAGAAGCTCAGAAAGATACCTGGGGCTTCCATATATGACGTTGACTCCAATGGAAAACAATTTGAGACTGAAGCATTGGGTGGACATGTTAAGGGCCACATCGATGGCGTAGGACGTAACTTCCCCGGCATGGATAAAAAGAATCCATACCTTCTAGAATTCAAAACAGCCAACGATAATCGCTTTAAAAATCTACAAAAGCTAAACAGTTATTGTGAATGGTCGGATGAATATGCTGCCCAGTTACATTTGTACATGGGCCTATTTAATTTCAAGCATGCTATAGCTATTGTTTATAATAAAAATAACTCAGACTTATATACCGAAGTAGTTGAGTATGATAAAATCCTGTTCGATTCTTTGATGGATAAAGCTAAAGATATTCTTTCGAGAGAAGATCCACCAGAAAATTATATACCAGAGACTGACTATCGTATTCGTAGTTTTATGACTGCGAAACAACAGGCTTCTTATTTGGGGAGAGCATTGCCAGACAACATTCATTGTCGCTCGTGTCGATTTGCAAAGATTGATATGAAGAAGGGAGACGCACATTGGCATTGTGATCAACATGATAAAAAAATCAGTACAGACCGACAGCTTAAAGGCTGTAGCCGTCATAACTATATCCCGGAGTTAATACCTGCGGTGATGATTGAAAGGGACAAAGATGTCGTGGTGTATGAAAAGGATGGGTTTAGATTTGTTAATGTTTCAGAGGATAAAAGCTCAACAGACAGTAACTTTTATTCCAGCAAAGAATTAATTCAAGTAGTAAACGCTGGGTTTCCTACAGAACTGTTAGAAAAAACTGACAACATTAAAAGATTATTAAATGGCACATTACTTCAAATCAAACCATGGGTGGAAACCGGAGTACCCTTTTAAGCTTTGGGTTTTTTTATTACAAGTATTTCTGTGCCTGGGTACAGCGCCTCTACTAGTTTCTTTTTCAATCTAAACATGGGGGTCTCGATCCCCTTGGTGTCTTCTACTATCATAGCCCCTTCGCTGTTCTTGTATCTGAAGTCAGCTTTGTAAAGACAAACTTTTTTATCGTTGACCACACAGGGGAAAGGTGGGTGGGTCTCTATGTCAGAGATAAGGCCCAACGCTTCTAGTTCTTTTAAATGATTGTACCGGGCGCCTTCTAACTTGCTGTCAAAAGTAATGCCATCAATCGTAACTTTCTTTGCGTTGTATTTGTTGAACAAACTATTGTCCGGTTAATATTTTTCTCTCTTCTTCTTCTCTAAGAATTCTTGACGCTCTGTCTCTTGATTGTCTTTCTATTGGATTAATAAACCTACCTTTAAGATCTTGGCGAAGTCCTCTTGCTGCTGCGTCAAATGTTTCTTTGGTAACGCCAACAGTTCCTTGATCTCTAGATGCTTGAAGCAACCCTGGATTTATTTCAATTGGTTTAAATATTCCTCTCATAACATCCTTATAATTAGCAACTTTTGCTTCTTTTAATTGTTGTTCAATAACGCTATTTGATACACCTAAAATTCTTGCGTCCTCTATGGCTGTA